TATTGATAGTGCTATTCTTCCGTTAGGACATATCCGGGTTTCACATCAGCAGAGTGGTGAAACAAGAATTAGACCGAGTACAATTCATGGGGTAGTTGAAGTCAAAACAGCGCCAGCAATTTTGTCACCCAAAGATGAGCGCTGCACTGGATGGAGTCCGCTCTATGAAGGTGTTAAGAAACATGGAATGCCCAGCGATCCGTTTCCACAAGAATGGGTCGACAATGCAAAGGACGATTATTTGGCAAAAATTCTCACAATGAAACCATCATTTTACCAAGCAGACGGAAAGGTAGCAATGCCGACAGTTGAACAAGCAATTTTTGGAGTCGAAGGAATTTTTAATTCTATGGATTTCTCAACTTCCCTTGGACATGGTTGGAAAGGTTATGGTAAAGGAAAACATGGTGTGGTCGATGTTGAGCGTAAGGCAATTCATCCAGAATTGTTTAACAGAATAAACGACCTCCTAAAAAAGTTTTCAAATGGCGTGGTTCCTTTTGTCATGGCTGTAGATTGTTTGAAGGATGAAACACTCAAACACGAAAAGATCAAGAAAGTAGGCTCAACACGCATAATATCAACAATGCCATTTGAGTATCAAGTGATTCTGAGACTAGTCACACTGCCATTTACTGTTGCACATCAAAATCAAAACTTCGCAATGGAACATGCAATTGGTATTAGTGTAATTGGTCCCAAGGAACACGAATTTCACGAACTCGGACGAAGACTCGAACATGGAAAAATTGTTGCGGGTGATTTCTCAAATTTTGGACCAGGAGCAAACAATCAGTGTGTGCTAGCTGCTGTTGAAATAATAGTGGCTTGGTACGCATCAGTTGGTTGCCCGCAAGAATTTTGTAATCTCACAAGAACCGTTCTCGAGGTGTTGATTGGCACTCCACATTTATGCCACGATAAAGTTTATAAGACTGCTTGCGGTATTATAAGTGGAAGTGGTGTCACTGTTGTGTTGAACACAATGATCCATTCTTTGTACATGAGGGTAGCAGCTCAAGGACTTGGAATGACTCTTTATCAATATAACAGAGACGTCGATCTTTACACATATGGGGACGATGGGATCGCTAAAGTTCACGAAACATCCATAGACAAATTCAATGTCGTCACACTACAAAAATTCTTTGCTCGATATAACATCAAATATACTTCGGTGGATAAAGATGATAATGTCGTGCCTTGGGTTTATCTGCCATACACTTCTTTTCTAAAACATTCGTTCGTTTTGGATGGGAGCACGTACAGAGCAGCTTTGGCAAAAGATTCAATAGAAAATCAATTGAATTGGATTGCTGAAGGCGGTGACGCACATATCAACACACTCGTAAACTGTCACACAGCGCTAAGACAAGCTTTTGCGCATGGGAGAGAGTATTACACACACTTACGCGATAAGATCGTAATCGCGTTTAGGAAAAACGATGAGCACGTTAATTTGCTCACATACAATGACACGCATCAAATCAGAACGTTGCTGAAAGACGAAATCCAGGCGATGGACAGTGTATTGTTTGACAAGATCATGAGCAGTGAAAGTTTTAAAGAAGCTTTGCAGATGGTTGTTCGCAGGTACGATGACACATGCCATGCGAAATCGGTTGGATACACCGGTGCGGATAAAAATAGTTCGAGAGTCAATCTCGTTGAGCAGGGATACCTATATGCGACCTGCAGCTAGAGTTTTAACGCGCTATCACCGATTAATTAAATAGGAAGTATTGGTGCCTCGCTGCAACTGGATTACCCGTTGTTTCGTTG